GGTTTAAGGTAAAATAGATAAAGAGGTAGATTTTATGATAATTTTTGTTGTTCAACAGATTAATCTCCGAGGCGAAATCCATGACCTGGTTTCCTTCCCTGATTTTTACGAGGCCCGTTCGTGGGCGTCGCGGAACCTTTTGGGCTGGCACGTGAAAGAGGTTCGTTTATCATATTGATAATATAGTACCTCATCCTACTCTATCATACCGTTCTACGACAAATGTGTATAATAAGCACATGACCAACGCTTTTAGCTTACGTCTAGCCCTCCAGTTACAGCTCTCGTAGAGAGCAAAAACATTCTTTTGTCCTTTTTGTAAAACGGACTCTCCCAAAAATTTGAATCCCGGTAGCCGAATTGGTATAGGCAGCAGACTTAAAATCTGTAATTTGCGAGTTCGAGTCTCGCTCGGGATACCACGCGGATATGATGTAACGGTAGCCATGCTGCGCTTAGAACGCAGTGCCCTTAAAAGCGTGGGGGTTCGATTCCCTCTATCCGCACCATTTTATATTCCCTTGTCGTCTAAAGCAGGATGCCGGTCTTTGAAGCCGTGCGACGCTGGTGCGAGTCCAGCCGAGGGAGCCAATTCAATAACACACGAAATTGACACTGGAGTCAATAACCTGCATTGCAAAAAATCGTATAATGGGACGGTGCGTAGCTTAATAAAGGTTCTAAAGGCTTTGGGGAAAGAAGGCTGGCTTTTATCCATAGCCCCAGTGGTCAGTATTAACCCTTTAGACCCCGTTCCTGATCACAAAAGAGCCAGTAAAAGAAGGAGGATCTCCATGTCGTAGATACGCCCACCACCATAAATATCCTTGTTCAAGATCCAAAACAAAACGTCTAACAAAGGAATATTTATGAAATCGAAAGTTATTGCCCGTATCAAAGAAGAAAACAAAGCCCTGGTCACTCGCATCAGGGAATACCGCAAGGATTGGAAGCACAAGCCCTATTCTCTTTGCCAGGAATACCGCCATCGTCACATCGCTTACTGCCTCGCCCGTGGGCGCACGCTAGAGCAAATTGAGACGCCTGGGTATAATAAGCTTGGAGAAAGAAATAATGCGCCAAACCAAAAGAAATACGAGGCCCTACTTCGGGAGTTTACCGAAGCACTGGAAAAAGAGCGAGCTGAACGACTTCTTGAAAGCGAGAAGCATGATGCCTAATCAAAAGCTTTACGTGATCGTGGACTCGAAGCTCTCAATGAGCCACCAGGCGGTGCAAGCCGCCCATGCGGTGGCTGAGTATTGTCTGACGGTAAAGACTCCATGGATGAACGGGACGCTCGTGGTATTGAAGGCGGAAAACCTCCAGCCTTATATGCGCTATGCACAAGCTGTTTTTCGTGAGCCAGACTTGAATAACCGCGTTACGGCTATCGCGGCTCTTGGGATAAATGAGCTTGTGAAAGGTTTACCTCTCATTTAAAGTTTTTTGGATGCGGGCATAGCTCAGTTGGTTAGAGCGGTAGATTCTAAATCTACGTCAGTCCTGGGTTCGACCCCCAGTGCCCGCACCATTTATTTTCTGAACGAGCCAGGGTAGATTGCAGTTTTCATTTTCGCTTTTTGTATAATATCAAGTAATGAAGAAGAATCCACTGGTGCCATCGGCCCAGACCTATCCGATCTTGATTACCAGGCTGCCTTACGCTAAGCGTTATCGAGCTGACGTTATTCTAAAGGCCGCTGAAAATATTGATGAAAGAGGTCTTATATGCCTCTCGATGCCCGTTCATATTGAGGCCCCAAATAACGGTGGGCGACTAATTTGTGAATTGGAAGACGCCGGGCTCTTTTTGGTGGCCAAGATTTGCTGGTATCGAGACCGCCACATCGTAACAACCCGATCTAAACGACTCACCAATACCTGGGAGCCGCTCGCTATTTTCTCCAAGTCAAAGAGCTACGTGATCAACCGCGAAGCTGTAACCAAGATCAAAAAAGGTTTTGAAGGTCGCGAGGGAGCATTCGATGAAGAAGAGTTTCAAACGTGCATTGGAGACCATTGGCCGGTTCGTAACGACCGACGAGATCGCCGTTTTTTGCCTGGTGGTGTTGTTCTTAATTGCGCTCAGCTCGGAGACATTCAGAGCGGTGATAGCATCTACGACCCCTACGGAAACGTGGGAGTGGCTGATGCTTGCAAATTAATGAAGTGGAACTTTGTAAACGGCAATTTTAAGAAGGAAAAAGAAGATGGCGAAGAAGACTTATCTGGACACGGAAGAAACACAGCGCAGGGTTCTTAAGGGAATCCAGGACTTGGCTGGCATTGTTGGTAAAACTCTAGGCCCAGGTGGTCGCCCGATTCTTTTGCATCAAGAAAACCGCCCACCACTCTCCACCAAAGACGGCGTAACCGTGGCTCGTTTTTATAAGGCCCGTGGGGATATTGAGAATCTCGTAGTTGACGCTGCGAAAGAAGTTTGCGAACGCACCAACCGATCTTGTGGAGACGGGACGACCACGGCTATCGTTCTTGCGGCGGCTCTCGTAGACGCTGGCCAAGAGTGGCTGTCAAATAATCCGGGGCAGTCTCCTCAAAGGCTCGCGAGGGATCTTAAGTCTGTTTTTGACAATGAGGTTCTTCCACGCATCAAGGATCTCGCTCGCCCAATTAAAAATCTACCGCTTGGAGAAGGCAAAGAGGTTATTCGCCGAGTGGCCTTGGTGTCAGCTAACCATGATGAGCAAATCGCGTATGCGGTGTCTGAGGCTGTTGGTCTTGTCGGTGAAGACGGCATGGTAAATTCAGAAGAAGGAACCGGAGCCGAAACGAAGGTTGTTCACGAGATGGGCTTTCCGTTTGACTCTGGATTGGAGCAGCTAGGTAGCGCCGCAGCCGCGTCTTTTGTAAACCGCAAAGACAAAGGCGATTGTTTTATCGAGGGCTCATACGTTGCTCTTTATGATGGAGAGATCCTTGACGTAAATACCATAGCGCCTCTTTTAAATAAGATCGTCATGGAAAAAGATGGCGAAGGACACAGCTTAAAGTGTCCGGTGGCTATCGTGGCTCACGGTTTTTCTGATCAGGTTCTCAAGATGATGGCCCAGAACTTCCGTCAGGGCATCTTGACGATGATTCCCATCAAGTCAGCGGCTAATGGGCAAAATCTTGGACGATCTCAGTTCCTGCATGATCTCGCAGCTTATGTTGGCGGCGTTGTTCATGATTCGCAAGGATCTCCCTTGCAGTCGGCGAGCATTGGCTCTTTAGGGTTCGTTGAGTCGATTAAGGTTGGCTCCCACCAAACCATTATGATGGGTGAGCCAGAACAAGAAAAAGTTGAAACCCGGATTGCAGAACTAAAGGCTCAGATGGAAGGGGCGTCGGAGTTTGATCGATCTAAGATTCGTTATCGCGTTGGACGCCTCACGGGCGGCGTTGCTACGATTTATGCAGGAGGAGCAACGGCTCTTGAAGCAAAAGAAAGATACGCTCGGGTGGTCGATGCAGTATCTGCTGTTCGTTCGGCTATGGACATGGGCGTTGTTCCTGGGGGTGGCTGTACGCTCCTTAGTATTTCTCGGGCGCTTTCCCGTCAAGAGGGGGCTGCGGAGATTTTTGCCGACGCTTTGGAAAAACCATTTTGGCAGATCTTAGATAACGCGGGCATGTCGGATGACGTAGATCCTGACGATATCGGCATTAGCGCAGTGCTCAATAAGTCGCCGCCGTTCAAGGTGTATAATGCCCTTACTGGCGAGTATGTGGAGTGGTGGGATGCTGGGATCTTAGATCCGGCAAAGGTTACGATTACTGCTTTAGAAAATGCCTTGTCAGTTGCGCAACTTTTGATGACACTTGGTGGATTGATCGTGGAAGAGTCCAATGAAGACGCTGAGAAGATTCAGTCGATGCAAGATGGTTTAATGAAGGCCATTAATCAACAGGCTATGGAGTAGCAATTAACGCGACAATTAATTCAACAAAAGTGAAGAACAAGTCGATCCAAGTAGTAATACCAATGCCCCTGGCACTGGTATTCATCGTACTTAAACTAACTCACGTTATAGATTGGTCTTGGGTGTGGGTGCTTTGCCCCATTTGGCTTCCATTTGCTTTTATTTTCGGTGGCTTAGCAATTGCGGGCATTTTTTTCGTTCTAGCCTTGGTTGTAGGGACTATTATCAATAGGTAATGCCATTTTTTATTTTTACATGCACGGCCTGTGAGGCTCCAATAAAAAAACTTCTGCGAGATGAAAAGGCAGCGCAAGGGTTTTCCGGGGCTTGCAATATTTGCGGAATGCCAATCGTTCAAACTCTCGGGAAGCCCGATACCCAAGGCTACGAAACCCTGGATGAAGATCGCGGAAAGAAATCCTTTGAGGGTATCTCCTCGCTCATCCTAGAGCGTTCTCAGGAGCACTTTAAGAGAGTTGAAGTTAAGAGAATGATCGAAGAGCATGGTGAAGATCATGCGCGTCAAAATGGCTTCATCGATGAGGACGGAAAAGCTCGCTGACAAAAGTGTATAATACCCACATAACCAAATCACGGAGGTATTATGGCTAGGAAATTCAGAGCAAAAAAAGAACCCGCAGGTATCGATGATGTTTTTAAACAAGAGGTCGATGGCTATTCCCGCGAGCAGCTAAAAGAAAAAGTGATCACGATCCAGAACCAGATCGAAGAGTCCGAGGTTTTTATGAAAACCAAGGATGAAATCGTGAAGGCGAAAGAAGATCTCAAGTACGCCCTCGCTGGCCCCCGCGAAACCATCAAGCATCTCAAGAACCGCAATAAGTATGTGTTGCAACGTATGCGTGACATTGGAGCAATCTAATGAGCATCGAGCAGCTTCAAGACTTTCACCAAATTCGTAGGATCTTGCGGGCAGTGGCTCCAGAGTTCCGCACTCTCGCTACAAACAATCTTCCCTCTGGAGAGTACGCGCTAGACCTAAAAAAGAAAACGATTGAGATTGGCGAAGGCACCCCGATCAAAGAGGCTGTGAACCTCATGCTGTTTAGCGTGGGCCACGTTCTTCTTACCAGCGACGATAAGTATGATCTGTTTCACGGCAAGGGCATTGCTCAGTGGACTGGTTCAGAACAAGATCTCGTGGAAAATCTTTCTGAGCTTGGCGAGTCTGCTGATGGCATTGCGGCAAAGTGGGCCATTGACACGCTGCAAGCGTATTGGCAGCAAACCGAAGAGCAAGCGAAGGCTGAGATTGACCCGCTGCGCATGAATAAAAGAGAATGGCAAAGCTACTTTTCTAACTAAAAGACTTTGCCTTTCGCGACAATCTTCCGCAGACTTTTACAAATAGATACACGGAGGTTGTATGAGCCTAGAGCGGAAGCTCAAAGGCTTTTTGTCCAAGCAAGGCGTATCGTTTCAGCTTGGTAAAAAGAGCTTTATTTCAAATTGCATTAACCCCGCTTGTGGCAAAGAAGACAAGCTCTACATTCGCAAGAATGATGGGCAGACCATTTGCTTCAAGTGTGGTGAGACCTGGAACTGGCGAATGCTGGTTGGTCGTATTGCGGGCGTTCCGTATCGTGATGCGTATAGGGTTCTTCATGGTGAGGGTGCGGGAGATGTAATTGAAAACGCGCTAGACCTCAAGTTTATTCTTTCAGAGGGGGAAGAAGAACTCGACAGGATGATCGCAAAACCAAAGCCGATAATGCTTGGCCCAGACTTCGTTCCTTACAAAAGAGCAGAAGCTGCTGTTGAATATTTAAGGAAGCGAGGCGTTACAGATGAGCGCCTTATGGATTCTTTTGATCTTCGATACCAGGCGATGATGAACGCTGTCGTTTTCCCTGTGATGAATGGAGAAAATATTTATGGGTGGCAAGCGAGAAAGATTGAAGTTGCTCCCGGTGGACTGAGGATGCTCACGATGAGTGGGTTCGATAAGTCAAAATTTCTGCTTGGACAAAAGGGTATAATTGGAAAGAAGAAGCTTGTCTTGGTTGAAGGGCCTTTTGATTGTCTTCATGTCTGCGTTGATGAGTTCTACGGACTCGCAAGTTTGGGCAAGGCGGTAAGTCAGGAGCAGATCAAGATTCTTTTAGATAGTGACGCAGATGAGATTTATCTGGGGCTAGATAGAGATGCATTCAATGAGGTTTATGACGTTATTGATGATTTAGGCATGAGTAAGACTGTTTTTAGGATCACACCTCCAAAGTCTAAGAAGGATTTTGGGGAATGCACCGCCGATGAGGTGCGAGAGTCAATTGGAAGAGCGGCATCCACGACGGCCCCGTTTTTAGAACTATATTTTAAGGAAGAAAAATGAAGAACACGGAAGTTAAAAAAAGAGACAAGTTTTCCCGCCAAAAGGTTGTTAATTTCTTTTGCCATCGCTACGGAAAATCTCGTGGCATCAGCATGGCCAAGAAATACCGCCGCCTCAAAAAGTACAGGGCTTTAGGCCGGTACAAAGAGGGTATTTTTTACTGCAAGGCCGGTCGCTCAATTACTCCAGAGCGCGTTACCAAGTACGAAGCAATGTGCCACAAGCTTGCTCGCAAGTTTTTCCCGGCCCTCATGGTTAATGAGGCCGCTTATACCTATGACGATATCGTGATGTTTTGTCGTATTGAAGTTTTCTTGGCTCTCCTTAATGGATTTGATCCAGTGAAGGCCATGACCTCGAACGAGAAAGATCCAATCCTTCACGCTGAAAAGGTGGCCGCAAAGCTGGCTAACCCAGAAGCGACCCTAGATAACTCTGAGAAGAGTATCGTGTATGGTCGCTTGAAGGGCTTCTTGCGCCGCACTTCTTGGAAGTTCCATCCTGACCAACGCGGCGGGATCACGGGCAGCCTGGAGTATATCTTGAAGCCAATGGATGCTCGTCCAAGTGACAGCCCGTCTTCCCTTTCCTATAGCCCTAATGAATATAAAAAGGGGATCTTCACGCAGCCCGAAGAAGAACTTTCTTCCGTGCTCAAGATTAAGAACCTTTTGATCGAAGTTATGGAAGACAGGGGTGAGGCCGAAGCAAAGGCTTTGTTCGCTATGCTTCCCGATGAAGAGCGTGAGGCGATTGTGGCCAGCCTTCGCCGGTCTGAACAAAACATTCGTGGATACTCAGAAATTGCGGCAAGGAAAAAAGACGAGGAAAAAAATGAAGAAACTGGAAGACGGGAAGTACGAGGCGACGAGATTAATGAAGCAGACGAGCACTCTGCTCAGCGCAATAGGAAACACGGCGGAAGAAGCCGAGTTGCTCCTCAAGGGCGAAGTCTCCAAGCATCGTGATGCCATGGCCAAGGGGACTCACCTGGTTCCTACTGGCCGATACGTAAATAGCCCTGGCTATGATTACTTCCGTGGAGAAGACGGAAAGATTCAGATGCGTTTCAATCAAGAGCGCAAAGTGGCCGTGATGGCGAATCCAACTATCGCCTCAATCATTCAGAAAGAGGTAACGGGTGGATGACACAAGTAAAAAAATGGTGGAGATATTCTACGAAGAGCATCCCGCCGATTCTCCGTTACTTATTTGTTTCTTAGACTTAGGCGTTGACACTAAAGAGATTTGTGTCGAGAGCGCCTTTACTGGAGACTATAACCACGGCGTTGTTTTTATGTCTTCCATCATTACCAATTTGGCGATGATCTATAGGAAGAAGCCAGCAGACATTATGCTGGATATCGCAAAGGATCTTACCCAGGATTCCAGGAATGAGTCCGGAGAGGTGGAGATCGAAGACGGTAAAGTGATCGCAGAACCCAAACGCCCTAAACTGGAAGTAGTATCCGATGATGAGCCAGGCACCGACGAATAAACAGATCCTCCCACTCCACGTTCATACCGTTTACTCTGTGCTCGACGGGGCATCGACCATTGACGAGTATTTGGTGTGGTGTAAGGAGAATGGAGCAAGCGCCCTTGGCGTAACTGATCATGGGTGGACTATTGGTGCTAACGAGCTAATGCACAAGGCCAACAAGGCTGGCGTTATTCCTTTGCCTGGATGCGAGTTCTATTTATCTCCAGAGGCGGATTACCAATTCGCAGATAAGCCTTATGATTATTACCACCTTACCGCGTGGGCCATCAATGAGAAGGGGTATCGCAATTTATTAAAGTTGGGATCTATTTCTTTTGGCGAAGAAGAAGGCGGGGTGTGGGGGTATACCGAAAAGGGGATTCCTAAAAAAAGAGTCGTTAGTTATTTTGGTGGAAAACAGTTGAAGCCAAGAATCCGCTTTGAGGAGCTGTTTAAGCACAGCGAGGGATTGATCCTTGGATCTGGGTGTCTGATTGGCGCTTTAAATAAAGCATTCCTCTTCGGAGAAAAAGAAGGCGCTGAAAAAAACCTAAATCGCCTACTCGAAGTTTTTCGTGGTCGCCTTTATGTAGAGGTCATGCCCCATAAGGTTACTCATGACTGGGATCGCACCAGCAAGGGATTTAAGCACAACGAGTGTACAGATTTTTCTCCAGACGGAGACGTTCAAAAAAGTTGCAACATACTGTCCATCGCCATCGCCGAGAAGTATAAACTACCACTTCTGATGACGGTGGATAGTCACTTTGTTAAGAAAGAGCAATATGAAACACAAAAAGTCCTACTTCAAAACGGTAATCCCGATGGATGGCACTTCTACAATTCATATCACATGCTCACGACCCAAGATGCGTGGGATCATTGGCGCTCAGTTCACGGTGAAGACAAGCAGCAAAGACTTATATTTGCCGATGCTGTTGAAAATAATCATGCCATCGCGGATCTCGCCAAGGGCTTTACGATCAAAGACTCCCTGCAACAGCCGGAAGTAAAGATCGACAAAGACATTATTGTTGCGAATATCCCAGAAGGAGATAAGCTCAAGATTCAGATCATGCGAGCTATTCAGGTTCACGGGCGCATGAAATGGGGAAATCCAGATTATGAAAAGAGATTGGCGGAAGAGCTTAAGGTCATTTGCGACAACGGCATCCATGACTTCTCCAAATACTTCTTGTTCCTCGAACAGTGGGGGGCATGGTCAAGACAACATTCTATTCTTTCCGCTCCTGGTAGGGGTTCGGGAGCAGGATCTTTGCTTTGCTACCTGCTTAAGATTACCCATCTTGATCCCTTTCTTCATAAGCTACCATTCTCTCGATTCCTCTCGATGGGGCGTCTCAAACGCGGAAAGTTTCCCGATATTGACTGGGATTTGGGGGAGCGTGACCCCCTTATTGCGAAGCTCTCTGAGGTTTATGGCGACCGTTTCGCACAGTGCTCTACGCACGGCACTCTCAAAGTAAAAAGCGCCATTAAGGATGCTTGCCGAGTAATCTTAAAGGTTAACTCTGGCGATGAGGTTATTAATAAGCTCACCAAAAATATCGAACAGACCCCACAGGGCGTTTCGGATATCAAGTTTCTCTTGGGCTATACGGATGACGACGGCAACGAGCACGAAGGCTACCTAGATCGTGACGCTGCGCTCAAGAAGTTCTTTGATGCAAACCCAGAAGTATTCGACATGGTTCAGAAGCTTCTTGGCGTTCCTCGTTCTGTAAGTCGCCATGCTTCTGCTTATTTTATTTCGGATCGCCCAATTTCTGATTCTTCTCCTACCTGTACGATTAGCGGGCACGTCTGTACTCAATTTACTGCGAACAATGCCGAGAAAGCCGGGCTGATCAAGTTCGATCTTCTCCGAGTGAATACTCTTCTCGATATCTCGAACTGTATCCGCTTGGTGCAAAAGCGCCTGGGCCATAATATTTGGAAAGAGAAGTTTGTTTTTAATAAGCAGGAGTTCAATATCTGGCAAGGAGATCTTGCGGTAGAGACATTGCCGATGAAAGACGGGCGAATGCTTGATATGTATTCGCTTCCCGATGAAGAAGACGTTTATAAAAACTTCGATTTAGGGCTTACCGAAGCGGTGTTTCAAATGAATACGCCCTTGCTTACAGAACACTGTATTCGTATCAAGCCGCGCAATCTTAATGACGGTAGCGCCGTGGTGGCCCTTGTTCGCCCAGGCCCTCTTGGGGCAAAAATTGAAGATGGAAAAACAACGATGACCGAGGCGTACATTCGCCGTAAGAATGGAACGATGCCGGTTACTTATGCCCACCCAGATATGGAGCCCATTCTAAAAGACACTTATGGGGTGGCCGTATTCCAGGAGCAGTTACAGCAAATGTTTTCTGATCTCGCTGGGTATTCTCCAGAAGAAGCCGATCAGGTTCGGGAGATGGTTGGTAAAAAGAAACGTAACGACATGGAGAAGCTGATCCCCGAACTCAAAGAGCGATTACGCTCACGAGGATGGACAGAGAACCAGGTTGAAGTGTTTGTGAACCTATGTATCGCCTCTGCCTCTTATTCGTTCAACCGCGCCCACTCTGCGAGCTACGCGACCGTCGCCTATCAGTGCATGTTCTTGAAGCACTACTATCCGCTTGAGTGGTGGACGGCTGTACTCCAAAACGCCAAGGTGGAAGATATTAAAGAAAAGGGTTACGCCGCAGCCGTAAAAGACGTTTTGATCATGCCTCATATTAATGGGCCATCGGATGCGTTTGAGCTGCGTGATGATGGAAATATCCACTCACCTCTTTACCTCATTGACGGCATTGGGGATTCGGCTTGTGCTGCGATTCAAAAAGAGCGCATTAAGGGCGACTTCCTCAGCTTCCAGGACTTCTTTGACCGCATTAATCGCCAGCAGGTAAATCAATCTGTGATGCACTCGCTTATTATTTGCGGGATGTTTTCTCAAGTGGAGCCCACCAAAAAGCCGGTGGATCTCATGAGGCAGTATCATTACCTAAAGCGGGCTATGTCTTTAAAAATAGGGAAAGACGAAAGCGGTATGCCTAAGAGGGGCGAGGCCCTTCGCCTTGCGGCGGAAGAGCAAATGCTTATCGAGCCTACCCTGGAGATCCCACAGCTCTACATGGACTCCCTGGAGCACGAGATCATCAAGATGCGCTCTCTGCCAATCTATCGCATCGATGTGTATGACTCGTTTCAAAAGCTATTCGAGCAGCATCAATTCATGTTCGGGCCAAAGCCTGGCGTTGTGACATACCGCGATGAAAAGATCGGTAGTCCTGTCGTGGTGCGTAATATTTATAAAGTAGAGACTCTTTATAAATTTTCGCAAGAGAATGGTCGGAAGTTTCAGGCTGGCTGGGCTGGCTTGGTTCAAAAAATAGAAGAGTTTGAGTATCGAGATAAAAAGACCAAGAAAAACGTGAAGGCTTTGAAGATTTACTTGACTAATGATGGTGACACCGTGGAGTGCGTGCTCTGGCCGAGGCTGTATGAACAAAAGCGTACAATAAAGGAGAACACGATTTTATTTTGTGTGGGCTCCGTACAGCCCGCTAGGGAGCCAGGTAAATGGAGCATGAACGTCGATGTGATAAAGGAACTCTAGCCGAGACGCAGGTATCTGCGTGTATTCAGCATACGGTAGATGTTTTATCAAAGGAAGTTGAATCTTATATTTTTGTTCGCGTTCCCCTGATGGACGGATCGAAACACTTCTATCGGCTCAGCCGAAGAACTTACTGCGAAACCGAAGGACAGCGAGAAACAGAAATGAACTCTTGCGAGCCTTGGTTTCAACGAGAAGTTAAAAACCTATTTCTCAACCTAAGAAAAATTGAAACGGACATTGTTCAATACGATGACGAGGCTCATGCATATAGCGTGGTTGGGCGTAACGAGAAGTTTGTAAAAAAGAACAAGATGTATTGGCCACCAGTGGCTCGTATTGATGAAAAAAGCCAGGTCTCTTACCTGGACTTTTGTGAGGAATAAATGACGCAAAACACATTTAAAAGATTTATATCGATAGTAGGTCAACCGACTGAATTTATTAAGGAAATGGAAGAAGTGATGAAGGCCCACTCTGCCATTTCTGGCGTACTATCTTCGTATTCGGTCTTGTATGAAAACCTGTCGGAAATATTCAAGAGGGATCTCAGTTTTGAGTCTCTTTCGAGTGATGAAAAGTTTCCTTCGGCAATCACAATAACGGCCCACGAGCCCCGCACATTTTATTCAAAAATGGGACGCGGAGTTTTTGGAGTTAGCGAGTTTGTTGGAGCTACGTTTCAGACCCCGAGAGAACTACTGGAGTTCTTCGAGAAGAAGGTCGGCGCGAAAGCATACGGTGAGGGATGGTTGAAAAGCCTTCTCTTAGAGCGAATGGTCAATTCTGGTCGAGGTGTCTATCTAGTCAAAGATGTAACACTCAACGATCTCGAAGCATTGAAGGCGGTGTATGGAGACATGCTCGCGGTTGTTCAAGTGGCTGAGGGCGATGAGAGTATCTCTGATGTGGCAGATGTATTGGCTCAGAAAACGGACAATGTAAATGAAGAAACAATTAAAGTAATGAGCGAATTGAAAGAGAAATGGAAAATAAAATGACAACACAAATGCCTACCCTTAGTTTCGACCTTGGAACCCTGGATGATAAAGCCCAGCAAGGATCTGAAAACAACATCGTAAAAGAGCGAATCAAAGGGGTTCAATCTTATGCGATCATGCCACCTTACGGAAAAGATCACGGTGGCGCTCTCCATCACAAGTTTGTAATCCACTGGGGATTGATTGGTGAGAATGGAAAGCCAAAGCCTGTATCTTGCTCCTACCCAGAAGAAAAATTTTGTCCAATCTGCAAGCGCGTGTTTGAGGCGGAAGATCGTATCAAGCGCCTAAAAGACACTGGCGGATCTAAAGAGGAGATCGAAGGTCTAACCAAGTTTGTTATCGACTTTAAGCGCAAGAACAATTTCTTGTATAACGCTGTGACCGTTGATGGTCGCGTTGTTATTCTTGAGATTGGTGTAACTGCGCATGACGAGCTTCGTAAGAAGATCGCCGAGACTGTGAATCAAAAAGGAATCGATCCTTGTAACTTAGCTGCTCCAGTTTGGTATCAGTTCAGTCGTGATGGAAAAGGTTTGGATACTACTTACAAAGTAGACTTCAAGCGAGTTACCGTGATGGTTGAAGGTGAGCAACTTGAGAAGATTGACCGCACTCCGATCAATGCTGATCTAGCTAAGCGCATCCAGGCTCAGCTCAATGGGGCCACCGGCCCTCTGTACGACATCCACAGTCTTTATGAGTCGCGCACGGCTGCTGAGTTGCAAGGGTATCTTGATGGCAAGCCTGTTCCTCAAAAAGCTAAGGCGGTTGGTGGATCGACGGTTCCCGCCGCAGCTGCTGCTCCTATCGCTTCTGCTCCAGCAGTAGAAGATGATATTCCAAAATTCAGTGCTCCAAATATTTCCGCTGAGATGGAGCGACTTCGTTCGCTTGAGGCTCAGCAAAAAGGTTAGAGGCAATAGATATGCAGGTGAAGAGTGATGCCTCTGGGTCTGGGGTTTATTCCCCAGACCCTTTTTTCCAAAACACCGACTTGACTGATGTGCTTCCTTCGATCTTAAAAGGTCAAGAAGCACTTAAGTCTTATCTGGTGTTAATCGAGATGCTGCCAACAGTAAACTCCATGAATGCTCCTACGTTTATGTCGGACTTCTTAAAGGCGAAGGAGCTGGCTTCGAGATTCTACTCGAATGCTAACTATCGCTTTGAGACGGCCCATCGTGATCGAAAGATGCAACACGCAATCGCTAAGTTTGACCGCGCTCCTGATTTCTTAAGGGCTCGCGGCATCAAGTACAGTGATGCGGCTGGTGGTGCTTACGCTGATATGGATCTCGAATACATTAAAGCGTCTGAGCAAGAAGCGTACTGGATGAGCTTGAGAGAATATTTCAACAATCTAGTGTTCAGCTTTCAATCTGCTTACGACGCCACAAGAAGAATATACGACCAAACCAAAGATCCTCGCGGATCAGCGACTGCTCTATCGAGCGGCCCGAATGGACAATAAATGGAAGCACAAGTAGTTATGAAAAAAGATGATAATGACGATAAAAAGAAGAAGACCGATTGGCTTTCAATGTTTGCGAAAGATGAAAAGAACATCATCGCGGAAGGCGTTGTCTCAAAGGGGCACGTAACGACCAAGAGCCCGACGCTGAACTGGGCCTTGTCTGGCGGTTTCCGTAAGGGTATGGCTGCGTGTTTGTATGGACCAGAAGGTAGCGGTAAGTCTTTTATCTCGATGGTTGGCGTAGCTGCTATCCATCAAGAAGATCCAGAAGCCTTTTGTGTTCTGATCACGACTGAGTTTCGCCCGCCTACGCCCGCTAGACTTCTCCCTCTCGGAGTAGATCCTAAGCGCCTTTTGATTCGTCAGGTGAATAGTCTTCACGACGTATTCGATTGGATTACCTCGATGGATTCCGTATTCACTAACAGTGATGGATCTAAGGGTGGCCCCGGCATGGCGTATATGATTGAGCAGGGCGCACCCATTCGCGGGCTTGTGATCGACTCCATCAAGGGTATTCAAGGAGCTAAAGAGGTGGCCGCAGGAACTGTCGAGAAAGATATCATGGGCGATTTGTCCAAGTATCTTAACCCGGCCCTGCGCTCGATCTTGCCATTGATCCGCACTCACGACATTACCACGTTCTTGGTTCAACAAGTAAACATGAACATGAACCCAGATGAAGTGAAGTATCAGAATAAAAAATGGGTTGTCCCTAGCGGTCAGGCATTGAAGCACTTCTGCGAAGTAATGATGCTGGTTGAGCGAGTGGAGAAAAAAGACGCTAAGCTTTTCTCTACTGATCTCAAGTCGATTCGTGAGATTCCTGTTCAAGAGGGTCATACCATCCGCGTTAAAGTGGATAAAGACAACCTTGGATCTCCATTCCGTGAAGCAGAACTCCGCGTAAATTACCGTAGAGGTATTGTGGATACTGGCTACGAAGTGGCGATGCTTGCAACGAACCAGGGCGTAGTCGTTCATCCTATGATTGAGGATAAGAAGACCAAAGAGATGAAGCCATCGATTGCGTACTGGGAGTTTGGTGAAGAGAAGTTCCACGGTTTCGATGCGTTAGTTGTGGCTCTTGAGCAAAACCCTGATCTTCAAAAGAAAATAATGACGGAGATCTTTAGGCGCGAGGGCATTAGTGCCTAGATGCTTGATTGTGGGCGACCCCCACATCACTATTCAACGAATTGAAGACGGTCGGGCGTTCTTGAAGCGCCTGGCCGCGCTTTCTCGTAAAAATGATATTGAAGAAGTCGTTCTTTTGGGCGACCTCTTTCATACGTTTTCGGTCATTCGCTCCGAGGTTCTTGAGGCTTGGTGTAACTTTTTTCGTGAAGTTAATACCCCAATTATCGCTTTGGTCGGGAACCATGACTATGCAGGTCAAAGCGGTGGAAGTCATGCTCTGGAGCCCTTGAGATATATTAAGCCAGAAGAGAACTCGAAGACCATAGTGGATAAGCTTACGGTTCGTAACGGCATCTACTATCTTCCGTTCATTAGGAACAACGATGAATTTGAAAAAATATGCAAAAGTATCCCTGCGAATAGCACTCTTGTTTGCCATCAGTCTTTCCACGGGGCTGAGTTTGGTAGTGGTTATCTTGACCCTCATGGCGCTGACACTGAGTGCATACGACACCTTGCTTCGGTAGTTTCCGGGCACATCCATAAACGTCAGGAATTTGGTAATGTCTGGTATCCAGGAGTTCCCTTTCAGCACTCTTTTGCTGATGCTGGATATCAAACCAGTGTTTTTACGGTCGATCTGACTTCCACAGGTTATCAATTAATAGAAGAGCATGATCTAGGAATGCCTAGATATGAAATAGTTACGGGTGGCATTGGCTCTTTGGCCGATGAGCTTCCGAGTCCCAGCCCAACGACCAGCTATAAGTTTGTGTCCAAGGGAACTCCATCTGAAATCGCCGCATTTTGGAAGGATCAAAGGGTAAAGGACTTTCGTAAGAAGGTCCGTAGAGTGGTTGATGGGCTCATTCCTGAAAGGGGAGAAGTCCCGCACGAACTCTTTAGAGAACGCGGAGATAAGAGAGAGAAACTTGAATCGTTCATTAAGTCAAGAAATTGGAGATGTTCCACCGATATCGTACTCGCTGCCGCAGGAGCTATCTTCACTAAATGAGAGCACCGAAAGGTATTTAGCGGAGAACTGGCTTTTATCGGCTGGTGTATTGCCGGAAACTTCCGTGCAAACGCTCATGATGTACGGCTACGCCCAAAAGGGAGTTACGAAAGTGGCCCTTGAGGTTGATCAGCATAACGCCGCCGCTGGTATCAAATATAAAATATCACTAAGCCCTTATTATTCTTTTCGCTGGAAGAAATACAAATCCGCAAAAGAATCTAGCGGTGAAGTTTGGAAGCGCATCAGGATGCTTTGGTGGGCCTGGATGGGGGCTCCAGTAGGAGTCGATGATGCGATTATTTCACTCGCCAAGACCTATTTGCCAGGAAACTTTAATTTATCAATCGAGATTGTATGAGCGATGAGATCGTAAAATACCCAGAGCTTGCGGAGAAGGGGCTTAACGAAGAAGAGGTCGCCTTGCTGACGAACTGGCTTGAAAACGGAAAGCCTGGGCTATCGAAGCTTCGCGCTGATCGTTTTGGTGAGATCTACTTGCTTGGATATACCTGCCAAGAGATCCACAAGATGTTCCCCGAGTATTCGCTGGAGATGCTTCTGTTTGCACGGGCGCACTACGACTGGGACAAGCTGCGTGACGCTTACCGTAAAGAGATCCAAAACAATACGCTAGAAAAGGCTCTAACTGCTCGCCTTGAATCGATTAAGTTCCTTTCCGAGCTGGTGGCCGCAACGCATATCAAGTGGCGTAAAGAGATCATGACCTACATCGCTAATCCTGAAAAGGAGAAGGCTCCAGACTGCATTCCAAAGAGCGTGATGGGGTATGGGCAGGTGGTAAACATCCTACAGACCCTCATGGCTCCCCCTGGAAGCAACGGCAAAGGCAGCTCAAACCAAGGGCAAGCAGTGGGTTCTGGCGTTCCTTTGGTATCTGTTACTGTTCAATCGAACGGCAATGGTGGCAACGAGGTTGTTATTAGTGATGCTACCCAGCAAGAGATCAAAGCCGCACTTCTGGCGGAAGTGGGCCAGGATAAAGAGTAATGGCCCTAACCGAAACACAACTGCTGATGACCCCTGCTGGTGATATTGATCATTTGCACGCATGGATTTTAAAGTTTACTGGCCTAGATTTTCCCAAGAAAACCGTTTCCAGGTTCAGCACATCCAATCCTACAGATTTTATTTGGAATAACTATTCGGCCATCATGGATGGCAGACCATACGCTTCCTTGGGGCTAGCCGGTCGAGACTCTTTCAAGACCCTCGCTCTTTCTATTCTCGATTTACTTTCATTCCTTCACGACGCTCGCCATACTGTTCACATCGCCATGACGACGCAGCAAGGATCTCGTGCTCGTAACTACTTAGACCGCTATATCAACCGCATTGACTTACTTCGGAATGCTGTAGTGAAGCAAAACACTCGTGAGATATCCCTTAATATTGGTGGCCAGAATGTGGGCATGGAAATCTTGCCCGCTACTCCCAAGGCCGTACAAGGAGCGCACTGCGCCCTTCTTACCTTCGATGAAGTTGCCTCGTCGATGGAACCTAAAAACGTACAGGCTTACCGAGATGCTCACGGGATTTTGGGATCTTCTGAAAAGGGCAAGCCCGCCGTTATTGTAAAGATTACGAGCCGCCAGGCCGGTTACTCACTCGCCGAAGAAGAGCTTCGTAACGCCGCGAAGTCTGGCCTTGTTATTCACAAGTGGACGACGCTTGACGCAACAGAGCGATGCCCAGATGAAAGAAGCGGGACTATTAAGCAGCCCCTTTGGATCAATCCTCTGCGGGATGAAAAATATACCGACGAGGAGTATAAGCACCTAGCCGCTGCCCGTAAAGAGGGGTTCCTTTATTCTACCGATACTTTTGATAAGTGTCGCACATGCCCTATCGCTGCATTTTGCTGTGGGGATTTAAAGAAGCAAGAATCGAATAGCCCGCTCCTTCGTACTATCGATGACGTAATCAATAAGATTCGTCTTTCCGGTTCTTGGGACTGGGGCGTGGCGCAAATTATGTCAATGAAGCCTTCGAGTGAAGGATTGGTGTACTTTGAGTTTGATAGGCAGGTTCACGTTCCTGGATGGGACGCGATGTGGATTTCGCTTACGGGCCAAAAACCAACAGAGCCCGTGAACCGAGAGACATTTACCGCTGAATTAAAAAAACGTGGCGCTTTGTTTTATGCCGGAATCGACTGGGGTTGGTCTTCGCCTTCTACTTGCGTGGTTCTCGCCGTTGATCGCCGCGAAATGGTTTATGTAATCGACACGATGGGTCGGACATTAACCAGTGATCCTGAGTTCATCGAACTGGTTCGCACCACCCTTCATCGCAAATACGATATCCAAATGTATTGCCCTGACTTGGCTAACGGATCAGGGAACTCTCTTTTAAGGCAAGCGGATCTCCCTACGACCGATGAGATCGATAAGAAGATCAATATGGGAGTGAACCTGGTGAAGGGGCTCTTGAGGGTTCCTGGAACGAATGGGGCTAGCCGTCTTTTCTTCGCCCCAGATATTGCTTCAAGTAACGCTGGTCACGCCGGGATGCTTGAGGAGTTCGAGCTTTACCATAAGAAAATGGATGCCACGAACCGCATTCTGGACAACGACGACCCACACGATTCCCATAACCACTACATGGATGCCTTGCGTTATTGCGTTTATTGGCTCTTTGGTCGCATGAGGATGAAGGTCGGAACCGATTACATGCTCCCTGACCAAGTAGATCCTTTTTCTGGCGACCGCTCAAATATTCCAACCCTGGACCAGATCTCCCTACAGCATGGCATTCAATATACGGATAACAGGCACGTTCTGGACGAACCCAATAAAGGCCCTGATGACCCAGATGATGGCGGTAGGCCGGGCGGTGCAATTTGGAGCTGGACCTGATTATTGGAAGAAAACACTCAGAGGCGACTAAAACTTTAATAGGTCTTAGATCTAAAGAAGCGAAGGCTAGGAGCAAGGATCTATAATGCTTTTGTATAATACTTTCATGGAGATAAAATGAGTTTAATTAACGTATCGTTGAATGTTACCGCTTATGCGGATGAGCCCAAGACAACCAATCCACAGGTAAAGTTCGCCGATCTTTCTTGGTCGATGCTCGGGCTTCCTACAAAAATCCCCAAGCAGGTGAATATCTCCCTGGCTCCTGGTGAAACCAGACAGATTGTTTCCATGTCGAGAATTCTCACGTTTAACGGAGCGACTTCTTTCTCGATAGTTCAGGCAGATGGAGTAAAGGCTCGTCTCGTTGGTAGCTTCGGGGCTCGCACTGCCAGGGCTGATGGCGACGGAACCACCGAGTGGGCGCTTACGGTTTCCAATAAGCTCGTAACTCTTACGCACACCGGCACCGGAACAGCTCCTACTTTTGGCGGCATGGTCGCAGGAGACGGCATCGCCATTGGTGGATCATTCAGCCCACTCAACTGGGGTTCGTTCCAAGTGGTAAAGGTCGGCGTTAATTATGTTCAATTCGTAAATGCAATTGCTTCTGCCGAAACAGTTACTGGTCAAGTTGAGATTTATTCTGCAACTCCGGTTCAAATTGGAGATATTCTTGATCTACAGTCAGCTCAGTTCGCCTACCCAAATCGCGGGCAGTTTGGAATTACTGGCGTGACTGACTCTTATGTTGAGTTCTCTAATGCCAACGCAGTTCCTGAAAGCGCGATCACTGGCGTAACTACCGGCCTTACTATTTATTCCGATTCTTATAAGTGGATGCTTCTGGCCGTAGAGCACCGAGTATTGGTGGTATTTAACTCAGACTCTTCTACTGGTTGTGAAGTTGAGCCGCCAGTAAATGGCGACTTTCAAGGTCAGCCAGGGGTTCTTCTAAAGAGAGGAAAAGTTTACGAACTTACTTTGACCAATCCTGGATTGGACGTAGTTGAGGGCGTTGTTCTTTTATCTGAGTAATGGTGATTCTTTCTCTCGATTTATCCACTAAGCCTGGCTATGCCATTTTTGAGGATGGTGTTCTTAAGGAATACGACACGCTATTCCTCGATAGAAACGTAGCGGAGTTCGGTATCTATCCTTTTAGTTTTTTGAAATGCGCTGAATCTGTTGCTGAGCGGCTGTTCAATGAAGTGATTGACCAAATGAACTTCGATAAAATCGTAATTGAAGAGACAACGGCTGGCCGCAATAATTACTCGCAGAAGATACTGGAGTTTATTCACTTTGAAGTGATCAGACAGCTTAATAAAAAAGAATACAAGAGCGTGGCTTATGTTCGTACTGGAGTATGGCGCAAGCTGACCGGGGCGAACCAGAATGATGAAGAGAAGAAGCATAACGCAAGGTATCGCGCTGCGAAAAAGAAGAAAGTTAAAGGCGATAAAACCCGCGTGAGAGTAGACGGGGAGTTAACCCGCAAGCTTGACAAAAAAGATTATGCCATCAGGGCATTCAAAGAACAATTTGGCATCCAACTCCATAAAAAAATGGAGGATGCGTGTGAAGCTGCCCTTATCGGCCTAGCGTTCATAAAAGGAGCACCAGTTTGTGATGGCACAACTGATGGTGGGACACTGTAATGGGTATATACGACACTACTAAAGATTTAATTAAGACAGCTCTTGATCGTAGGCTTGAGAACTACGGCGCAACTCCTCAGACTCCAATGCTGGCAGAGCCACTTGAAAAGGCGATGAAGGAAGATGGATATGGCCGTAAAGGTCTTATGTTTGACCCATTCTCCGAGCAGGGGTATTCGGGCGGGATGTTCCGCGCTAAAGGTGCGGGCTCTGGATTCATCTCGAACTTCCTTCTCAAGATCATCGGTCGCCGAGATCCAGTAGTATCGACGATCCTACACATTATTTCTAACCAGATCGCTTCCTTTTGTCACCGCCCAGGAAACAGATTCGATACCGGGTTTAGGGTTATTGCAAACGATGGCTTTGATCCTGATGAAGAAGAAGTAAAAGAAATCGAAGAGTTCTTCCTTAACTGCGGTGATAAAGAAGGGCGCTCGGAAGAAGATAAGCTTACGTTTGAAAGATGGGCCTACATGGTCGGCCACGACATGCTTTCCTATGGCCACGCGGCCATTGAGCTTGTAAGGAACCGTGGAGACGGTCTTCATGCTTTCTTGCCGCTTCCCGCTGAATCTATTTATTACGCCAACAAGGCGATGCTCTCTAAAGATCAAATCGATGCTGCTGTGCAGACTTACCAGGACGTAATCGAGAGAGCTAATGTCGGAACTAAAAAAGAAGAGTCAGAATATCGCCACGATGATGATTACGAATATTTACAAGTAATCAACGGTAAAGTGGTTGAGGGTTTCTACGGCGATGAGATGGTATTCGCCAAGATTTACGACTTAACCGAGATCGATCTTTCCGGTTATGCGATGGGGCCTCTTGAGCGTGCTGTAAGTATGATTACTGCTCACCTTCAAATCGAGAACCATCAAAAGATGTTCTTTACTCACGGTGTGGCCTCTCGTGGATTGCTTGTTATTCAAGGTGACGTAACTCCTAATAAGCTTCGCGAGCTGCAAGCTCAGTGGACGAACCAGGTAACTGGTGCGGCTAGCGCATGGAGAACCCCGATCCTCGCCGGTATCAAGGGTGTTCAGTGGGAGCCTCTCACTATCGCTAACCGCGATATGGAATACGCAGCTTACCAAGATCACGTTTTGCGCGTTATTCACGCTTGCTTTGCCATTGACCCAGAAGAAACTGGCTTTGGCTATCTCTCGAAGGGGCAATCACAAAAGTCTCTTTCTGAAAGCTCGAACGAATGGAAGGTTACTGCATCACGAGATCGCGGTCTTCGCCCCTTGCTTGGTCGTATTGAGGCGATCATCAACGAGCAGATCATGCCCGCTTGGAAGAAAAGTTACTCAGAAAAGTACAAGTTCGTATTTGTCGGTCTTGATGCCGAAGATAGAATGCAAGAGGTGGAGCGACTTCAAGCCGAGGTTCAAGTTCACACGACTATCGATGAGGCAAGAGAGCAATCCGACCTAGAGCCGATTGAGGTTGGCGGCGGATTGATCCTGAACCCCCTATTGCTCGCCACCCTACAGGCGAATATGTTTAAGGGCGAGTTTATGGAGAAGTTCCTTGGCGTTAAGGGAGCTGCTCAGCGACCAGACCTCCAGTACATTCCTGATCCTATGTGGTTCCAGTGGCAGCAATTGCAAATGCAAATGATGCAGCAACAGGCCATGGCTGAGCAGGGGCAAATGGGAGAAGAAGGTGGAGATCCTAACGATCCTCAAGGTGGCGGTGGTGATGACGGCGATTCTGGTGGGGGTGAGGATAAAAAGGCCCCACCACAAGAAGGCGGAGACGATAATCCAGAGGCTCAAGCAGACTTGGCTGCGCAGCAACAAATGATGGCGCAAGCCCAAGCAACTGGCATTGATCGCTACATGCAGATGAACCCGGAGCTGTTTAAGAGCGGCAAGGAAAACCTGCGTAAATCAAACGACTATATCGATCACGCAGAGAAAATGCGAACGGATCTTGAGGCTGAATTTAGCAAAGCCTCTGAGCGGTTGATCAAGGATATTTTTAAAGCAGTGGCAGACGACCTAGCTGATCGCGATGAATCTCACGAAGATCACCAGGTAGACGTTGCAGTAAAGAAAAACGATGGCACTAAAGAAGAAGACCCTAAAGATAATTAGTCTACTGTCTCGACGCTTCGTTAATTACATGAAGTATCAGACAGTAGGCCCGCATGTGCTAACGAAGCAGGATCTTAAGGATCTTGTTCGCGCTGGCTACATAACCTCATCAAAACCGCCAAAGACGGCTATCGCTAGGGCTTACTTAAAAACTCACCAGCAATACGCTGCGGAGGTCGCGCCAAAATCGACAAGAGAAGGATCTATCGATTTCTTGGAGCGGATGTTTGAGCGTTACATGGATAAAGCCGGAAGCCAGCTTGAGACCGATATATCTGGTCAACTTGAGTCGGCTATTATGCCATTCGTGGATCGCCGAGAGGGTGCGGCCATTTACGACGTTCTTCGCGATAAAGACGTTCATAAAAAATATCTAGGCAATATCCTTAAGGATAAAGTTGAGAACTGGCAGCATCGCTGGAAGATGATCGTGAATACGGAACTAGCCAGGGCCTCTAATTATGGCGCTGTGGACGCGATACTTCACAACAATAAAGACCGCTCGCCCCACGAGGTTCTGGTTTACAAGACCGGGCCGCATGACGATATTACCTGTAAATACTGCATGAGCTTCTGGTTCTCCGATGATGGCATTACACCAAAAGTGTATAAATTAAGTGAGCTGATCGCTAATGGCTCAAACATTGGTCGCAAGGCCAAAGAGTGGAAACCCACTATCGATATAACGCATCCGCATGAGCGACACGTTTTGGTGGAGCTTCGCGATGGATATGGGTTCGGGCAAAACGGCGGTATGCAATACATTGGAAAGGATCACAATGAGTACGAAAAACAGAGAGGATTTAGATAGTGGCGAGGCAGTTGCTGGTAATGATGGAAGACGTGGAGATCGGCCCGAAGGTGGTTTGTCCGACCTGCGAAGAGACAATGATCCCACAGGAAACGATGTTCGACGACCACAATTGTCCCGAGTGCAACAACGTACTCCAGCAGACAATGATGAACGATTACAGAAAAGTATTAAGAGCATGGAAGAAAAACCAACGGCTTTAGATCTTGAGATCGAGAAGCTTAACGCCTACCGTCAATTAGCTAAAAAACATTTAGGAATGCGCTCTACTTCTTCGGAAGTGGAAGAAGCAGTAAATAAAGAGTTTCATGATTGGGTAAACGACCGCATCTTGGAACTAATGGGCAAGAAGCTGGCCCTCGAACCTGCCTTCGTTGTTCCTACTCACATCTTAGATATCTCCGCCGAAGACGTTGAGATTTTAAAAGGCTTTATCGCTCAGCTTAAAGAGCGGAATAAAAAGATTACGCCTACCCCAACACCCACGGCTGGTCAGACCGTTAATGCTCCCAGAGAAGCGCCGAGCCCCTTAAAGCCATCACTCGATACAAAAGCGTATAATGAACAGCAGAGGCGCATATTGGCAGAGGTTCAGCGATTAGCCGAGATGGATCGCTCCGGCCCAGAATTTTAAAGGAAGATTTTAATGAGTGGAAATAAAAAAGCAATCGAGTTTAGAAACCGCAAGAAGAAGCTAGAGCAGATCAATGAAGTTGATGTGTCGCAGCGGGTTAAGGATATCGAGGCGAGCCTTCATCAGATCCTGGCCATGGTGATCGGTTTGAATAAGCGGATTGTGGATATGGAGAAGAGCAATCGCATTATGTATCCTGCGGCTCTTGATGGTGAGTATCGCTCCCACTCAATCGCAAAGGTTATCAGCCGTCTTGGTGTAACTGAAAAAGAAATCGAAGAGCAAATGAAGAATATGTACGCGGAAGACTTTGAAAAAGGTGATCCGAACGACGACCTTCTTCGTGGGCTTGAGCCTGTATCGGATGGCGCGGTAGCTGCTGATGGCATGTTCTCCGTGCTTAATTTGAAAATGTATAAAAATGGCAAGGAGATTCCCGAGGGGGAGGTTGTTCGCCGCAAGTTAGAGATGGGCAAGCAAGAAGTTTTCCCTGAATTAGATGCTCTTATTGTTGGGATGAAAGTCGGCGAAGTAAAGCGGGTTCCGTTTGTTATCGCAAATGATTCTGATGAAATGGAAATTTCCCTTCTTAAGCTTAGACAGAAAAAAGTAACCAAGGACGATAAGAATGAAAGCACCAATGAACGTACTGGACCTAGCGAAGTCATCGTTGATCCAAGCGGCGAAAAAGTTTAAGACCGAGCCATATCTCGTTACCCCGACTCAGTTTTGGACTGTAAAAACAGTTCTAAAAGAGTGGGATATTCGCAAGAATGGCGGTCTTACTAATATTAAGAAACAGTTTTGGCCTCAAGAAAAGCCACCCAAGGGTGAAAAGGCCGTTAAGTTTACTCAGCGCAAGCTTGAGGCTTTTAATGTTAAAGAAGACAACATCGCCGATGTGTTTAAGCTGTGTGGTGTTGGTCGTGAGGGGGTTCTTCGCGTTGTTGTTCAGCCGGATACTCACTGTCCCGAGATCGATGTTGCTGCTATAAATGCTTTTTGTGAGTTCCTTGGTTGGTATAAGCCGCACGGCATTATTAACCTTGGTGATTTCTTAGAAAATGAATCTGTCTCTCACTGGCCATCGCATTCAGCAAAAGCAAAACGGCTCGTTCCTGAAATGAAAGTAGCTCGTCAGATTCTTGACAGGATAGATTCAGCCGCTGGCAAGCAATGTAAATACAAGAGATTCTTAATGGGGAACCATGAGGATTGGATTGAGCAGTATTTGGTTCAGCGTATTCCAGAAATCATCGACGGAGCAGAAGAGCTTGGAATAAAGATCGATGTAGACTCTCTTCTTGGTCTTAGTAAGCGCGGGTATGAATCTGTTCCTGTAAACGATATCTTAAGTCTCGGTCAGGCAAACTTTATCCATGGCTACTATACTGGAACCCATCACGCATCAAAGCACTTATCCGTATTTGGATGCAATCTGTACTATGGCCATGTTCATGATGTGCAGTCTCACTCTAGTGTATCCGTAAAAGGATTACATGAGGCGATGAGCCTCGGATGCTTGCGAGACCTTAATGCCCCTTTTTTGAAGGGAAAGCCCAGTAACTGGGTTCATGCTTTTGGTGTGTTCGAGTATAGATATGATGGGGCTTATACTCGTTATGTCCCAATTATGATCGATGGCAAGTTTTCTTTTTATGGAAAAATATTTAACGGAAAATAGAGAACGCTGGGGTATTCTGTGGACAATATTATCCCATGTTGTAAAGACTGTAATAATCTGCGCGGAGATCGTCTTACCGTTGAGGAAATAAAAGTAGCGGTGCAAGCTATTCTTCAACTTCGCAAAGCCAAATCCACCGCCTAACCCCCAACCCCTACAATAATAGTAAGAACTATTGCGGGGGGTGCTTCTTGAGCGAAGGCACTAAGCGAAGCGACGGGCGTAAAACATTTGCTGCCAATAACCAATTGAGGCGCGAAAACAACCGTCTTAGAAAGCAAGTGCAGCGCCTTAATCGGCTCATTAATGAGTTTGGATTACGTTCGCCGCCTGATCCTGACGACGTAGAGGCTGATCCCCTACCCGAAGTGGAGCCCACAATAGATCTGCGCTTGGAATGTCCTAAGTGCAATAAACAAGGTAAGGAGCTGAACCTTGGCCGCTACGTTTATTTGACGTGCCCAAGTTGTGGATTCCGTGATCGACTATAAGATCGGCAAATGCCGAAATAAACACTCGTTAGAAGAACTAACATCGGCTTTGACCGCCCTTACAGACAATCTCAACACGTTGAGACAAAAGGGTATAATAATCGTATCACTCCTAGCGTTCAAACAAACGAAGCACCTCATATCGCAACTGACCAAAGATGTAGAGGATATCCGTTATGGACAAACGCTGCCCAAGAAAACTAAAAAACTACCCAGATTCACCTTGCTCAGAGGGGAAAAAAGCAATGGAGTCAACGAGAAAAGGCGAAAACCAAGGCTGTCCTTGGTTCGTAGCTGAGGCTAGTTCCTGCTATTGCTTTTTTAAATTAATGGCCGATGATGGTCGGGCAATCCCCGCTCATCGGATTGCTCATTTGCTCATGATTGATGATTCGGAAGTAAAAAGGGTGATCCAATCCTTTCGACGCAAGGTTCCAAATCTCTTCAAGGTCACGGACACAAACGAGATTATTTAAGCTGCGGCGTTCCGATCTACACTTATTCAGTCAAGCTCTCTGCTTATGGGAGAACTGAAAAAATCCACGATCATCGAAGGCATTGCGAGCACCACTGCTCGCGATTCCCAAGGCGAGTCTTTAGACTTAGATGGTGCTGACATTTCCGCGCTCCTTGATGGGCGCGGTTTTGTTAATTCAGACCACTCGGGCCGTTTCGAGCATCTCGTTGGCCGCGTGATGGATGCCAAGAAGATTTATTCAGTTAAAGATTGCGAAACTCCCACTCAAGTAAAATACATGACCGACCACCAGAAGCCGTTCCTTTGGACGAAACTGGAGCTTTGGGATGGTCATGGTCATAAAGAAGCCGATGCTATCGGCTCAATCTATAATCATTATCGAACAAAGGGCGAAGATTCGCCGATTAAGATTAGCGTAGAGGGTAAAACCTTGGAGCGTGGCAAGAACGGCGTATTAAAGCGCACAGAGATCAGAGGCATTGCCCTGACCGTTCATCCCGCGAATCGCACAACCAAAACGGATGTAGTCGGACTCGTGAAGAGTGCCGGTGCTCCAGACAGTTTAGTGAAGAGTGAGAGCGATATTGTTCCGTTCTTTATTGAAAGCAGAAGTCAAGGCGCTCTCGAAAGAGTTCTTGATTTAGTTTTAACGGCTAAGGAACTCATTAAGAGCGCCAAGGCTTTACAAAAAAATGAAGGTGGGCCTGGTGAAAAGCTTAAGTGTCAATTGATGCTTGATCGTTTCAAGAGTTTAAAAACCGCCAAGTTGGAGGAATAGTAAAATGGCTTTAGCAAGCAACACTCGTGAACAGTTGGCTAAGCGTCTAAAGGCTGATATCGAAATCCGTGAGGCTGGCTATGTGGCCGATCTCGGTTCGACCGCTGCCGGAGACCCTTTGCTGACGATTAAAAACGCCGCAGGAACCGTAATCGCTTATGCAAATATCGCTCGCCGATCTTTCAGTGGCTTTAACGTAGTAGCTGAACTCTCATCGTCTGCCGCAGAAGGATTGCCTGAGCACATTTGCTACATGCTAATCGATTCTGATGAAGCAAACGCTGTGAAGGCAAAACTGTCGATCTACGCATTCACTCTCGGATGCAGCTCGACGAAACTCGGTTTCATGTCAACCATTACCGCTGCGGATCTTACCGACGCTAACGTGGCTATCGAAATCGCTAATAGTGGCCGTTACGGCGCTGTTGGTCAGTAATTTAACTAATAAGAAGGAGAATTACAAATGGCTAACAAAACCGAAGTTACTAAAGAAGAACCGAAGACAGAAGACCTGATGAAGGCTATCGCTGACGTTATCGACACCGCTCTTGAAGAGTGGAATACCCTCAATAAAAATGAAGGTATCGATTTCGCACAAGCTGTAGATGACAAAAAAGGCGCTGGACCTATGATCGTTGGCGAAGGCACTAAAGACGGGATGGCTAAAGAAGATCCTGAAATGAAGCCCGAAGACAAAGACGACGAGGAAGGCAAAGAAGACGAAGAAGAAGAAGACGACGAAAAGCTGATGGACACTTATAAGTCTGTCGTTGCCAAAATGGAGAAAAAAGGTCTCATGGCAAAAATGGATAAGAAAGAAATGAAGAAGTCTGAAAAGGCTCCTGCTGCTCTTACTGCCCCTAAAGCCGAAGTTGAATCTCTTCGTAAATCTGTTGATGAACGCTTTGAAGGTCTTAATAAGACCCTTGGTGGCATCAGCGAAGCAATCAAAAAACTTGCCGCACAACCTGCTCCCCGTAAAGGCGTAGCTGGATACCAACCTCTTAAGAAGAATGATGAGACCGAACAGGCTCCTCAACTTAAGAAGAGCGAAGTTATCGGTAAACTTCTTGAACTCAGAAAATCTGGCGATGCTCGCGTTGACTCTACTTTGATCAACCGTGTTGAAACTGGCCGTCTGATCAAGTCTGACTATGAAAGGATCAAAGGACTCATCGGTTAATCCCTTTGACTTTTGATTAGGAGGAAATAAAAATGTTTGACGATCTATTTAATGTGTCTGTAGGGGCTGACGCTTCTCAGGTAATGGATAGCCAGCAAGCCGAAGAGTTGTTAAAGACTCTCCAGGTTGGTCATGGTTATCTTGGTTCGCCTACCAGCTTAGTTGGTGGTGGTGCGCTTGGTGTTGAGAGTATCGATGGAACGCTTAAGAGCGTGACGTATGATGCTACCAACCTCGTAATGTGGCCTTCGATTGCCCAAGACCGTGCTTACTCTCTTGTAGAGCAGTACGTTCGTACTAACAGCTATGGTGACGCCGGTTCGCCGTACATTCCTGAGAGCGGAAGCCCAGTGATGAACGACTCCGAGTACAACCGTCATGCAAGCAAAGTAGTGTTCTTCTCTACCCGTCGTGGTGTGAGCTTGGCCTCTACTCTTGTTAAGCAAAACTTCGGTGGAGATATCGAAGGGCGTGAAACCAATAGCGGAACGCTTTGGATGCTTGAGCGTCTTGAGCGCGAACTTTACAAAGGTTCTGCTGATTTCAGCAACGCCGGTAAGTTCGACGGCAATATGTCTGCTATCCCCATGAAAGTTCAAAACTTGAACTTGATGGGTATGGAACAACAAATCCGCGCTGGAGACTCCGACTACACTGCCCAAAGCCGTGCATTCGATGGTTTCGGTGGAGCCCAAACTGTTATCCTTTCCAAAGATGATGATATCATCAACGAAAGCGATATCGAAACCGAAGCAAACATCCTTGTAGAAAACTTTGGCCGTCCTAACGAGCTACACGTTTCTCCAAAGAACTTGTCTGACTTCATCAAGCAATTCTATCCAAAAGAGCGAGTTAACCAACTCGGTATCGCGGATGGTCGTGCTGGTTACATCGTTAAGACGATGACCACTACTGCTGGTGACGTTGCTCTTCGTGCTAACGTGTTCTTGAAGCCTAAAGAAGGCAAAAAGTCCAACATGGATCGTGCCGGTGTTCCCGCCGCTCCTGCTGGTCTTGAGAACGCCGCTACTGCCTCGCTTATCGCGGGTTCTGGTAACGCAATGGATCAAGCTGCTCTTAGCTCTAAGCTAAAAGCTGCCGAAGTCTACGTTTACGAAGTGACGGCTGTGAACGAACAAGGTGAAGGTAACGCTTCCGTAGTTTCCGTAGCGGTAACGCTTTCGGCTGACGGTAACGGAACGAGCTTCTTCATCCTCGATCCTGCTGCTGGTAACTTGCCTACGCACTACGCGGTTTACCGCACTGCGAAAGCTGGAACTGGTGTTCGCAAGTTTGTTGGCTACGTAGCTCGCACTGGCGCTAAATCCAAATACACCGACCTTGGTAACAAGTTCGCTGGAGCTGGTGTAGCGTACATGGCCGATATGCGCCCTGAGATCATGGTTTGGAAGCAACTCGCTCCCCTTCTCAAGATCAACTTGGCTGCTATCAGCACTGCTAAAGAGTTCTTGCTCTGGCTTGCTGGTACACTGATCGTATTCGCTCCTCGTAAGAGCGGTATCATCGAGAACATCGGACAAGCGTAAGCTAGTCTGGTTTTTGATTAAGAAAAGGACTGGGTTTAGGCCCGGTCCTTTTTTATTGCCTTATAATGGGGGATGATCAAGCTCCTCCTTGCTTTGTCTTATGCCCTAACGCCATCGGTTCCTGGGCATCTTTGTTCCATTAATAATCCAGACTTTATTGAATACCGCTACCAAGAGAGGATTCCTTATTGTGAGCGCAACGTAAGCCGTGAGACCAAAGCATGGATCTACGAGCGTAGTGGCGTGCCGATGAAAGAGCGCGATGAGTACACGATAGATCACATCATACCGCTGGCGATTGGTGGATCGAACGAAGCAGAGAACCTTTGGCCGGAGCACAAAAAGGTAAAAGCCCTGCGCCCGGATTTAGAGCGAGAGCTTTACGTGGAGCTAAGAGATAATCGAATCGACCAGGCGTGTGCTATTTGGATTGTGAAGAAGGCAAAGTACGATCTGAAAGTTGACTGGGATTGTCCTGATTGAGTGGTCACAGGTCAATGGCATTTAAATGTTTCTTTATCTTGTTCCTGGCCCGAAAGGAAGCCCGGATCTCGCTTTCATACTGGTAAATAATGCAGTGAAGCAGAGGGTTTTCTTTTACCAGCCTTAACTCACCACATTTTATTTTTATAGTTTGTCGGATACGCCGGAGTCTGGAGCGGAGTTCCTCCGGCGTTTCCGATTCAAGGCCACGATACACGCGGTTATTTTGTACTCGTAAACCGTACATTATTGTTCCGAAGCAAGGCTGCGTTTCACATCGCGGGGCAATTCTTCGCTAACCGTAGTGGCCTCAGCTCCGCGACCGTTCTCGAAAGGGAGACCAGTTTTGAGCTGTTCACGAATAACGGTTACTTCTTCTTCGTGGCTAGGAACGGGGTCTCCGAAACGGGGGGCACCCATTGCGTTGTAGCCAGTAACTTTACGGACCTGTTCTTTAGGGCTCAGGCCGACCAAGAGGCGTAGCTCGCGGTTTTTCTGAGTCAGCTCAGCGTTCTCGGTTTCAAGATAGTTCATCTTGCTTTTCGCAGCATGAAGCTCGAACTCCAAACGCTTCTTCTGGATCTGAACTTCTTCCACGGTGATATCAAGAACATTGCCTTTTTTGGTGATGGCCATCCCGCTCTTAGGGATTTGACCGCCATCTGCTTCCAAATGCTCTTCAACAGTTCTCATTCGCTCATAGCGGGGAGTGGAAGATCCACAACCAACAAGGGCCAGGCCAGTAAGTACAAAAACAGCAGTCGTAATCATGTTTAACTTTTTCATTATTATCCCCTTAGTGAGTTTCGTTACTGTTAGTTTCTTCCCCGTCATCTTCGGGACGCATCCCATCCCGTTCATCTTCAAATTCTTCTTCTTCGATCTCTTCATCTTGTGAATGATCGTAATGATTGCGAGTGCATTCTTGGTGATCGTGAATGCTGATGTGAGCATCGCCTACCAGGAGCTTGAACGCTTGCACTAGGCGGCGCTTCAATACCGGGTTCCTACGAGCTGCGGCCAATACGGCCACCGTTGCGATTGCGTCTACTGCTAGGTAAATTAATAAAGTTTTCATATTCCCCCTAAAAGTTTAAGTTCTAGTTCAATCTTTTCTTTCGCCGTCCCGAGAGCCCTGATGTGCTCGATCTTTCCTTTTTCAAAAATCTGATCATTATACTTAAGAGCGATTTCCCGGATGGCCTTATTGAGGTCGGCGTTGCCCGAGGTGTTGTCATCATTAAAGTTCCAGTTGGAAGCGTTAATGATGCTTTGGATCGTCAGATGGCCCATTTTGTAGCCCCCGAAACGCGCCTGGTAAAAGCCATCGATGTTGTAGTGAGCGATGAAGCTAAAGTTCAAGCTCAAGTGACTGTAGAGCGCCTTGGTGAAGATGTTGCGGTTTAAGCCGCTCTTCAAGAAACGCTCAAAAGTCTTGGCGATCTTCTCTTTATCCGCCGCAGTCAGGTAAGTGCCGTTTTTAAAATTCATCGTGTCTCCCATATATTTATTCTACATAAACCGAGGGTAGTGGTCAACTATTATTTTAATAAAAGATATCCTTTGATATCAACCACTTGCTACCAACGGCTCTTCCCCTTTTACCTTCTGTGCCTCAGCTATCTCTACTTTCGTGTTGAGGATTAGATCCATGGCTTTCTGGGCCATCCCTGCGGCCTTAAAGATGGCTCTCTTGTCGTCTTTGAGCACCTTGAGCCATTGGGATACGTAAGCGGCGTGCTGGGCACTGTAGGCGATCTTATGGGCAGCGCAAATGAAGGCCGCACCCATTTCCGCTACCAACTCTTCGGCGGCGTACTTCTCGCTACCGAATTGGTTCATCACTTCTCGATCAAGTCGGCTCTCGTGGCCAGTCCAGTGAACCAGCTCGTGGAATATGGTTCCGTAGTAGCCGATTTGCGTTTTGAACTTAGCCTTTTGAGGCATCAAGATGTAGTCGAGGGATGGAGTATAACAAGCGCGGTCGCCGCCGAACTCGATACGAGCTTTGGTCGCCTTGATTGTTTTCTCGGCGTCAAGGTGGTCTTCAATCGCTTCGATTTTAGACTCTTCAAGCTTCTCGGCTATACCATCGATTTGCTCGGCATTAAAAACGGTGTAGTAGCGCATGAGCCAAAGCTTGCGTTCTTTCTTCTCGCCGTCTTTGTTTTCAGTTTCTTTCACAAAGGGCTGGTTGAAAACTACGTGGGTGCCAGTCTCGCCCTTGCGAACCATACCACCAAGTTCTACTGCTTGTTTGAAGGTGAGCCAGTAAGGGGATTTGAATCCACGCTGGTCGGCTTCCGACATGAGCACCAGCACGTTCACTCCGCGATATGGCTTCTTCGTGAGAATGTTCCTTGGCAAGGAACTCATCCACGGTTTATCCCAAGGAAGCTTACCAGCACCGAGATCTTTAATGATCCGGTCGGTGATCTCTTGTTGAATGTCAATCTTGCTGGTTTGAGGGCGCTTGGAATATGACTTTTTCATTAGGCAGTTTCCTTTTCTTCTTTTTTGCAATATTTGCAGTGGCCATCTTCTGTAAAGGTCTCGCTGAGTCCGTTCTCGTACTCGCCGCAATAGCAGCAGGAATCAATAGAATAGCAATCTTGGCAAAGCTTGCCCTTCATGGTCACGCCGATGCCGCCATTGCCGGTATTTCCGTCATGAAACATATTTGAGTCGTGCTGCTTATCGAGACAGCCATCGCACTTCCAGTACATCACGGGCTTTTTCTCAATTTCATTTACTTTGCCCACGATGGACGCCACTAGACTCTCAGACGTTTCTTTTTCAAATTCTTTGAGCTTGGCGGTGGATTTTAAGTTGTAGGTGTAGTGTTCTTTGCCGCCCCAACTACTGGTATCTTTTTTGGTGAGGATCTCGACGGCCTCGGCTTTGGTTTTGATGCCGCTATGGCCGGTAGACATGAGGTTATGAAACTCGCCCTTGGAGTCGAAGTAAAAGAAGTTCCATTCCCAAAAGCAGCCGTCGTAACCGCCGCCTTTGTACTGAACTAAAAAATTTTTCAAGATTAATTTAACCATCTAAACCTCCAGGTGATAAATCTTCTATCTCTTTATTCTACAAACAATGGCGCTACGAGTCAAGATATTTAATTCTTTCTAACTACTTGATAATCTTGGGTCTATTTACAACCGTTTGGCTGATCTCTTTAAACACGTCATGGCGCTTCACGGTGGCCTTTATGGCGTATTCCTGGCCCACGGTGAGGTCTTCGGGCATCGAGAAGGCTACCAGCACGTTGCCTTCGCCAGTGATCATGCGGTGGATGTTCATGGTGCCAAACTGGCTGTCAACGTGGCTTATGCCGAGCACGGTTACAGTGAAGATAGTGCGCTTACCGATCTCGCCAATGTGCTTGGAGCCTTTTTGCGAGATGCGTTTCTTTTCTTCCATCTCTTTTTCGAGGGCGCGGTGGTATTGGGGAACGGCGCTAACGGCCAGGCCGGTCGAACGCTGCTCGATGTTGTCCATCTCAAAAATCGCTTTAAGGTTTTGAAGGTAGTCAGAGCCAGTGGCATCAACGCCGCGAACCCAGGCGATCACTTCTTTGGCTACAGCAATATCTTTATCGGTATAAATGTCTTCGATTTCTCCACTCTTCCTATAGGCGCTCTTAAGGCTTCCGATTGAGCCGTTGGTAGAAACAGTATGGAACTCATAAGCGGCTTTACCAGAAGTCCAGCCGTACTTACGGATAGAAAACGAAGCCCAAGCAAGGTGTTCTTCAAGGTTGACGCCAAAACGATCTTGACCGCCACCGATTTCAGAAAATCCACCCATCTCACCAAGGAACTCAGCAAGAAGCTCGGCCATTGAAGCGATTTTTTCAGGAGAAGCGTGGCCGGTAAAATCCTTCAAGCAATTACGACCGATTTGTTTTTGAACGCCAGCGTCATCTTGAACAATATAAGTATCTTTACGGTTACGCTTGGTGGCGCAGTGTTCACAAATTTGGGCGATCTCACGAAAACGCTCTTCGGCATTGAAGCCTTGGATAATGCGCAGCACGTTTTTGCCGGTGGGCAAATGGTCAATGGTGCCGATAAAGGTAAAGCCAGGAATCTTAGGGGATTCGCCCTCGATAACCACGTTTACGTAAGTCACCATTGCGTCACCGATTATGGGATTGCCGTAGTCGTCTTCGCCAATTTGAATGCGAACAGCTTTTTTAAATGACGCGCCTTCTACCATGGTGATGGGGGCACACTTAAGACGCTTGGCGCGGCCATTGAGCTTCTTAATACGCTCACGCAAAGAAACCATGTTCTCGGCGGGGATCTGAAACTCGGTGCGAATAGTTTTTACTTCCATCTCTTTATTCTACATATTTAGACCCACCGAGTCAAGAGATATTGACTTACAATAAAAGCTGTGTAAAAACACGTATCTGGAGGGATGAATTGTGGTGATTTTAAAAGTGTTTATATGCATTATGGTGGCGATTAACGGGCCTTTAATAGTGGCTGCTTTTGTGGCATACTGTAGATCCCGAAAAGGAGCTACCAATGCCGCTATATGACCCGTTCAGAAAGAAAGATTTAATCACGATTCAAGAGACGGAAGAATATGAATACGTTCAGGCTTTCATTCGTAACGCTGGCCGTCGATTCGCTAAGTGCGAGCGCATTGTTTCTGACGGTATAGATCACCTGGTTAGAGAGGGTGGACCGGCCTCTTGGATGCGCGTAGCTTCTCTTTTTGGTGAGAACTCACCCCTTCCCCACGCAGAGGTTCGACACCTTTGGATGGTGATTAGCGAAATCTTTAAGGGTGAAAAAGACCCTGACCTTCGCTCTAAGTATGAAAGGATGACTCTGGGCTGTCTTGTTCGCTGGCAAATATCAAAGCGTCCCGAGCAGTGGGTTACTTACCGAAATGACAGCAACAAAGTAGATAAGTTCACCGAAAAAACAATCACGTTCGCCGTGTATAAAATCGACAACAACTACACGCCGCACAATGCGCCTAAAAAGAAATCTACCATCAGTGGTCTTTCTCAAAGATTTGCGTCTCTGGGCTAGATGTGTATAATAGGTCTACGGGTATGACCTGGTTTCGACAGGCTAGGTAGATTCCGTGTGCAAGCCGGGGATGATCTCAATGGACCTCGTTAAAAAGTGATCAAAAAATACGTGATAACAGCAATGTTGTACGTCCTGCTTTCGGCGCTCGCGCTGTAAGCATGGCAGCCTAACTCTCCTAAGAAAAGAGTGAAGCCGGGGCCACCGAGAGCCCTGTAAAATAATCTCGGGATCAGTGACCTTGGGCACTTAAACAGCCAGGAGCCTTAGCCCAGTGAAAAAAGGGCCTCAAGTTTGGCAGAACTTAAAACTGCTTGGTGGAGGGTTCCTCGGAGCCCCTATCTGTCGGTGGATTTATCACCGAATAAGCTTGTAGAGCACGTAATTGAATTAGTTTGGACGCGGGTTCGATTCCCGCCATATCCACCAATTTATGTCCCGAAGCCAGGGAGTGTCTTTGTAAGGGCGCGTGACCGAACGAAGATAACAACTGGGTATGGCGCAAGCTATATGGGCCGAGATAAAAACGGCTATCGGGGCTCCATAAAACAAAAATTTGTTTCGGTTCCGGTATGATCTTGGCTGCGATGCTTTTTAAAGCAGTGCTGCACAGCGGCTTCTGCGGCTAACTCCTTCTGCGGCTAACTCCTTCGTTTCAATTGCGTATAATTGAAACAAGGAGACCTATAATGAAACTTATCTTGACTTTATTGCTGGCCATGTTGGCAGCAACACCTTTTGCCGAAGCAAAGGGTACACTAACGCTAACTGGAAACTACTATAAGAAGGAGAAAGACCTTCGGCCTACAGTTGGTATCGCTATTTACGAGACCCTTGTTCCTGGAGTTCTCGCCTACAATTCTTGGACTGGAGTTGGCGAAGGCTACTACAACCAAGGCTTTCAGTGGGCATCAACCAAACAATCGATTGAAGGCTATATCGGCAAGTTTACTCTTGCTGGCGGTTTTCAACTTGAATACGGCAAAATGGACAAACAAATCCACGACAGCCTTTTCTTGAAGATTGGTTACAGGTTGTGGGATTAATCCTACCAACAACACCAAGTGATATTGAAAAAGCCTCTTACCTTAAATCGGGGAGGCTTTTTCTTTATAGCTTTGGCTCCTTATCTCTATTGGCCCTGATGGTGGGCATGTGGATCTTCGTTATGGCGCATCCAGGTTTTTACGCCTACGGAATAGCCGCAGCGATCATGACGTTTTATTTGTCGGTGTCTTTCGTAATCGGCCTTTTTGGTCGTGATTATAAATACGTTAAGCCAAAAGAAATAGAACCAAAGAATCAGAGATCTGTAGACGTTTTTCTTCCGATTTGCGGAGAGCCAATCGAGGTAATAGAAAATACCTGGAAACACGTTCGTGCTCTTGATTGGGTTAATCTTAATGTATACGTGCTAGATGACGGCTGTTCGGTAGAGGCAAAGCATTTAGCCGAAGATTATGGGTTCAATTATTATGTTCGCCCGAATCGAGGGGTTAATAAAAAAGCCGGAAACATGCGCTATGCATTCCAGTTAACGCATGGTGACTTCATTCTTGTATTGGACGCAGATTTTTGCCCAAGACCAGACTTCTTAAAAGAAACCATCCCGAGCTTTCTTGAGGATCATACCGTCGCTATTGTCCAGACCCCGCAGTTCTTTCGGGTGTTGCCAGATCAAACATGGGTAGAAAAAGGAGCTGGTTATATTCAGGAGCTTTTCTATCGTCTTATTCAGGTAAACCGCCAGAAGTTTGGTGGGGCAATTTGTGTAGGAACTAATGCCGTTTATCGACGTGAGGCTCTCGAACCGTTTGGTGGAACAGCTCTCATCGACTACTCAGAAGACGTTCATACTGGATTTAACATTATGACTGATGGGTGGAATATTAAATACATGCCGCTCTGCCTGGCGGCTGGTATTTGTCCTGATAACTTGCCTGGATTTTTCATTCAACAGTATCGATGGGCGATGGGCTCTATCACTTTATTCTTGAACAAAGAGTTCTGGAAGTCACGCCTGACTGTGATGCAAAAGATTTGTTATCTTTCCGGTATGCTTTACTACATCACCACAGGGCTCGGGATATTCCTTACGCCGCTTCCTGCTATGCTGGTTCTATCGATGAAGCCACAAAGCATCATGTGGTATAACTGCCTGTTTAGTGTTCCTAGTTTTATTTATGGGACTTTGATGATCGGCGCTTGGTCTAAGGCCCCGTTTGGTATGTATGCAATTCGTGCTCGTGCAGTGGCTTATTATGCTCACCTATTTGCTTTGTGGGACAAGCTCTTCGGAACGATGGCTCCGTGGGTTCCTTCGGGCGCAGTAAAAAAGGTGAAACGCTTTGTTTCCTACAAAACGCTCACCTTCTATTGGAACTCTATTATTTCTGCTATTACGCTTTCTTTGATCGCTTACCGGGCAAACGGCGAGATCGTTTGGTATCACCTTTTGCCGACGCTTTTCTTTTGCGTTTACAACTACTGGGTGGCGATGAGTGTTCTAAAAGATATTGATTAGCTTGCTCTTCGGCTGTAACGAGGTGTCTTTCAACGCCATAGTCTTGCCAACAAAAGTAAGGCCGGAAGATTTCTCCTCCGACCCTTATCTCTTGTGTAACCTTAGAGAGCCGCGTTCGCTCTGACTTCATCAAAGTTGTACTCCTTCACTACAATACCGTCTTCGTACACCACTTTTAGCTGATCGAACTCAGGAGCAAGATCCCCTTGCTGCATGGTGGTGAATGTCACTCCATCATGAACCAGCATCAAGCGACCGGCCTTGGATTTCTTTCCAGGATCGGTAACAGGATCTTTGAACACCGGGATGTGCTCGCCATCGATGGTGATCTCCGAGCACTTGTAGGCGAACTTCTGAGTATCACGATCAACCTTTTGAAGGAGACCTCCGCCCATACCAAACGCTACGTTGGTCGCGGAGTAACCGGCCCACATTACTTCGTTGAGAATATCTGCCATTACTTCGATATCGATACCGTCACCTTGGATAAGGCGCACGTTGTGGTTGATTATTTTGTAGCCCTTGGTATTAAGTGTCGCTCCAAAAGAGTGCTCAAGCAGCCGTAGGCCCTTGATGATCATCTCTACAGGATCTCCAGAGTCTGGACGGATCACGAGAGTGCAGTTCGCATCGAGAACCTCTGTGATCAGCTCTTTGCCCCAGATATTTCCGACTGCATTGAAGTAATCGTAGGAGTCTGAAACAACTGCCAGGATCTTGCCGGTGCCACCATACTGTTTTAGCATGTTGCGGTAGGCTTCGGATTCGCGGCGCTTACCCCAAGAAGTAATCGTCGAATGCTCAGCCGCAGGGATGGAGTAACCGGCCATACCACCTTTGCATCCGTAGAACTTGTTCGCCATCCACACGCCAGGAGCTGTATCGCTACCCATCGAGTGAACTAGGTGAGCGGCTCCTCCAATCATTGCGCTCTCTAAAGAAGACACGCCACGGCTACCAAAGTCGTGGTGCTTGAATGGCTGTTCTGCTGCGGGATTGTCCGAGCTTTTCTCTAAAGCAGCCATGATGATCTCGCGGCAGTGCAAAGATAACGTAGCTACAGTAGTCGGATACCAAACACGCATGAGCATGGTCTCAAACCAAGACTCTACCCAAAAGCATTTTTCGTCGGTTGATTCACAATCCATCAACACGTTGCGAGCAGTAACGGCAGTTCCTTCTGGCACTGCGCGGATACGCATAGGGATACGGCCCGCAAGGTTCTTGGCAATATACATCCAGCCCTCGTAATTGAAGGGCTCACCATGTGCTTCCCAAAAAGCCTTAGCTTCTTCCACCATTTCTTCGGTGATCTTGGTGGTGAGATAGCGCTTCATGATGTATTGCAGCCCGAAGAACGTGGTCTTTTTATATTTACCACCACGGCTTTCAAGGTAGGAGTACATCGCCGTAGTTCCTGGCGGGTATTGTAGCCAGTGAGATGCTTTATAAGAGTCAGTGTCGAGTAGAATGTTAAAGTCGATATTCATCTAATTTTCCTTCCAAGCCCCGCCCTTTAGGGATGGGGTTATTGACTGTATTATTCCTTGCTTACGAAATGGTTGATGATGTGAAGATGATCCTCGAAGAATCGGTCTTCGTATTCTGCGAGATCTGATAGCGATAGCCAGTGGGCTTCCGCAGCATCGTCTCCCGCTTTTACGTTTGGAAGATCTCGATCTTCTAATTTGATGTGATATGCGTGAGTGATCGTTCGTCCACGAAGAGATCTTAATGGGTGATCGAATACCCGACACTCTTTGATTGAGTCTTCAACAAGGCCCTTTGGTAAAGTGATATGAGTTTCTTCATATAGCTCTCGAAGGGCTGATGCTTGAATAGATTCGCCTTGATTAATGAATCCGCCAGGTAAAGCGAAGAGCCCCTTGCCTGGGTTATGGCCTCGCTTAATAACCAGAACGTGCCCGCCCTGTTCAACCATTACATCGGTGGTTACAAAAGTTGGGGGGAAGGGGGCTGCTTCCCAGAGCTTTTTATAGCCCCTCACGAACTCTCGTTCTTCTGCGATGTTTTTGTAGCGATCTTCTGCCATGAACTCTTCAAGATATGTGGCAGTTTGCGATGGAACCATATTGCGCCACTCATCTCCGCCCGAGAAATAAGAATGGCGAATGTCTGTGGCGTTCAAGGGGTTAATCAGACAAGTCCCTACTTTTCTCCACTGAGGAAAGAGCTTGAGATAGTAGCTAGTGGCGTCTTTCTCGGTTCCACCTAAGCAGACTGACTCACCGTGCTTAACGGCCTCTTTTACTTTGTGCTGAACTTGGGCGATCCATCTGTTGTCGTTATATAAGTAATCACGGATCGGAACGAATGAAACACGCTTAAGAATATCTTCCGGTAGGGCGTCTTGGATCATGGTGACGCGCTCAGAAAACGTCCATGGGTTACGGAAGTTTGGAGCAGCTTTATAGCTACCGAGAAGGATTATTACTTTTTTGGCTTCTTCGAGGGATTTTTTAATGAGGCGGAGGTGCTCATTATGGAATGGCTGGAAGCGTCCAATTAGGACGCAATTGTCATAGGGCATGATAGTCTCTCTATCTTTCAATTCAGTTCTCTCTCTGAGAACCTACGTTACGCATCTATTATACCTTTTTGTTTGCAGCCCCTTTTCAACCTAAGCAAAATGTGTATAATAGGGATATGAAGTCTGTAGCCCTAAACCTTAACGCTTATGCCAATTATAATTGGAACAACTGCGCCATGAGGTAAAGGGATCACTTCAACAAGTTTTCTCAAGAACCTCGTGGTGCAAACCACGGGGTTTTTTGTTTTTGCGGGATAGCAATCAGGGTGAATGCGATTGACTGTTAATCAATATAGAGGTGTGTTCGATTCACACTCCCGCAGCCATTTTTATGTGTCGGTATGCAAGCGGTTAAAGCACGCAGCCTGTAAAGCTGTTCTCGCAAGGGTTCGATGGTTCAAATCCATCTCGGCACACCATTTTATCACCACCTCTAGTGAGGAACGCGAACTCCAAATCCGTGTGGCTCAGTGCGATCCTGAGTGGTGGTGCCACCACTTCCGTAGAAGAAAAACAAAAACAAATGTTTCCAGTCTATGACAAATGTGTATAATAGAAATATGAACGTATTTAGCCCCTCAGTATCGGTTAGCCCAGGCTCCTTCGGAGCAGGTGCCGCCGTGTACGCAGGGGTGTAACGACGTTCAAGAGATTTAAAACCTTAGAACGAATCACCCCTAGCTCACAAAAGCTGGGGGTTTTTGTTTTTGGGGAAAGCCTCAGGGGGTGTTTACAGATACACGTCTGACTTCCAATCAGAGGTAGCGGGTGTTTACCCGACGGAGGCTCCAGTTTATGGGCACACATGTTCCGTAGTGGCGATGATCCTTTGCAAGGACTGTGTGTAGGGTGCAACTCCCTATGTGTCCACCATTTTAGGAGTAGTTATGGATAGTTTTATGCGACAAGTAGAAATGAAGTCTGGAAATGCTGTTCGAGTCGGATGGATTGACGAGGCGTTGGCGAAAGTCGGCAAGCATGTTCGTGATGAAGACGATGACAATGGACTTGTGTGGAAGATCACGCAGGTCTGGACTCGCATGACTTCCAAGGCCCTTGAATTTGAAGACCGTGCCCGAAAGGAAATGGCAAAGAAGCTAAAATAGTCCAATGGAGAGTTTGCTAGCGGCCTAGCACACAGTCTTGAAAACTGTCATACATGTGGGGAACTGCATGATGGATCGACACCATAACTCTCCTCCAATTTAAAAAGAGTATAATATGTTCATGAAACTTAAAATCGGATTAGATATCCATGGAGTGATTAGCCGCAAACCTGAAATGTTTGCTGTGTTTAGTCGCACTCTATTGGATGCTGGTCACGAGGTTCATGTCATCACTGGTTCCGCATTAGACCACGCCCGTAAAGAGCTGGCCGATTATGGAATCGAATACTCGCACTTGTTCTCTATTACCGACCATCACATCCTTATGGGCACCGAGAAAACACACCTTGAAGAAGGTCGCCCATGCTTTTCACCAAGAATCTGGGATAAGACGAAAGCCGAATACTGCAAAGAAGTAGGCATTCATCTTCACCTGGACGACTCGCTTGAATACGCCAAGTATTTTCGCGAGCCGACACTCTTTAGTCACTTTCCCAGTTTGGGAAAATAATTAACCGTTCGACATTTTAGGAAGACTACATAGCCAGGGCGCTATAGCCGATTGCTAATCGTGCTGCTCCGCGTAAGTGGGGTGTGTTTCGAGTACACAGTCTTCCTCCATATTTACGGGGAGTAGACCAATTGGAATAGGTCGTCTGGTTTGGAACCAGGACATTGTGTGGGTTCAAGTCCCACCTCCCCGACCAATTTAACAGGTAGAAGAGTTGTTGGTAACTTACGTGCCTTGGAAGCACGGGATTGCGGGTTCGACTCCCGCCTACCTGACCATTTTATGGGGTTGTAGCTGAGAAAGATTAGCGCGTGTTTGAAGAACATGAGAGGTCAGCGCGATACTGACCAGCCCCACCAAGTAAAAAGTTCAGGCTTTAAAATAAACAAACATTTCATTTCTACAGGCCACACTGAGTCATGTCTAGCGTTTAGTCCTGACAATGGTGTTGGAGGTATTTATGGAAATTGCTAGTTGGCTACTTCTTAACTGGGCTCAGGTCATCGGTTATGTGGCTGCGATCCTTACCAGCCTGATCGGTATCTTCATGCTAGTGCCTGGTGAAGAGCCAGAAGCGACCCTTCGTAAGATTGTAGATATCATCTCCAAGTTCTCCTTTAAGAAATAAAGATGATAAATTACTTTTATTTTCTATTTCTTTTTCTGCTCACCGCATGTGGGACACCTCCTATACATACCGATCCTTCTGAACCAACGATAGATGCAAACTATCTTTCGGCTGAGTTCACGGCTTGTGGGCAGGTATTTAACGGTATTGGTATTTGTGAGATTGAAAAAGGAAAAGATCTTTCATCTTTAAATATTAAGGTTCAAGGATACTTTGACGGTGCCATTACAATGGCAGCTTCTTGTGCCGTTGATCGAAGGCTTCCAAGTAAAGTTCGTTACCAAAAATCTGCAAGATATACGGTTCCGCTAAGCGGAGACGCTACGGATACCTGTATTTTTACCGTTCTTGTTTCTCCTGAATATCCAGATGAAAAGAACCAGCCCGTGGAAATCTCTTCTCTTAAGGGGCACTTGTATATCAAGGTCGTAGAGCGTGGATGGAAAACCTTTAATAAGCACTTAAAGATAAAAGAAGGCACGAACGCATCAGAGACTATTGCTATCAAGGCGGATGGGCGTGAGGCGGAGGTTCAATTAAAAGATGCTTCTTGTGGCGTGGACTATAAGGCGACTCATCAGATTGTGAATGGCAAGTTTTCCATCAGAGTAAAAGACTTCATGAGAGTGGTTCCTCTTAAGACCTGCCCCGTATCTGGAGTTTTCTTTATTGATGGTCGCCCTACTCGAATGACGATCTTTATCGACGGATACTCTAGGACTTTTATAACTCTGGCTATCCCAACGGTTTCTGTTAGCGGAAATAATCTTACGATTGTCGCTGAGAACTCCGTAGCCGCCGTTGGCGTGGGAAGCTCCATGGTTGTTTCTAATACGGAAAAGTTCACAATCGACCCCACAAAATCTTATTTGATCAGAGCCCTTACCGTTCGTGGTCGAAACATCGTTGGTGTTTTCTCTAAAGGAAGGGTCACATGGATACAGTAAGCCAAATACTAGACGCAATTTTTAACATAGCCACCATGAGCACGACTGGAGCGATCATCCGAATCGCTCTACTGGTGTTTGGTGGGATCGCGTTCTTTTTCATAAAGAATTGGATCAACAAAAAACTGGCCGAAGCTGCCCATAAAAAGACAGAAGAAGGCCGTAACAAGGACCAAGCCGGTGTTGAGCCGGAAAACCGTGACCTCGACGATGCCGCAAAAAAGGCGGAAGATGATATCGAAAAGGCCATCAAAGAACGCGAAGGAAAAAAAGAATGAAAAAGCTAGTGTTGGGGATGATGCTTTCGGTATTGTTTCCTGTTTTTGCAAGCGCAGAAGAAGTTATTGTTCGCATGAGAGATAATGTGAGCCTTATGGCGATCAGCTCCATGGATGTTAAGTTTATTAAAGAAGTACGGGGTTCGGAGCAGACTTTTGTAGTAGAGGGGAACCTTAAAGACCTCCAGATCAACTCTGCGGTTCTTTATGCTGAGCCAAACTATATTCTGCACGCTCTTGTGACAGAAGAAGAACCAGCACCAGAAGCCGGGGCTTGGGGTGTCTCTAAGATCCAGGCTCCAGAAGCATGGAAGACCGGCGTAAAGGGTGAAGGGGTGGTTGTCGCTGTTATTGATACTGGCGTAGATTACACGCATCCCGCTCTTGCTGGAAAAGTATGGATGAACGAAAAGGAAATTGCCGGTAATAATCTTGACGATGACGGCAACGGTTTTATCGATGACGTTTACGGTTATGACTTTGCCAATAAAGATGGAGATCCTAAAGACGACCATTCTCACGGCACGCACTGCTCTGGCACCATTGTTGGAGATAAAGTTGGCGTAGCTCCTAAAGCTAAGATCATGGCAATCAAGTTCCTCGATAAGAACGGATCTGGAACCTTGGCGGCTGCTGTTGAAGCGATCAACTACGCTACCCTGATGAAGGCTAACGTAATGAGCAATTCTTGGGGCGGCGGTGGTTTCTCGCAAACCATGGCGGATGCAATTAAGAAAGCTCAAGATGCCGGTATTGTTTTTGTGGCCGCTGCTGGCAATGAATACAATGACAACGATAAGCGCCCGACTTACCCCGCTACCTATGACGGTGTAATCGCGGTGGCTGCTACCGACGATAAAGATGCTAAGGCTTCTTTCTCGAACTGGGGCGCTACGAAAGTTGCAGTGGCAGCTCCTGGCGTAAAAATCTATTCCACCGTGATCGATGGAAAATACGCTTCTTACTCGGGAACTTCGATGGCGTGCCCGCACGTAGCTGGTATGTCTGCCCTACTTCTTTCCAAAGGAATCCCTGCGGCAGAAGTAAAGCAGAAGCTCATCGATTCAAGCGATCTTATTGACTCTCTGACTGGGAAGTCTGTGTCAAATGGTCGTGTAAACGCCTTGAAGGCAGTAAACTAATCTCTGCGCTATAAACGTCGCAGATAAAACGCTCCCAAAACTCTTTATCGATGCTTTTGGGGAGCGTTGATTGAGGCTGGATCTCCGAGATTTCTTGGACTCCGGCTTCAATTATTTCTGCTACCACGGCGTATGGCAATAGGCCCTGGCGGATCTTAAGAAGACTCTCGGCATCAGGACGAGGGAAAGTAACGTGGCCAGTGAGAAGAAGTTCTTTCGCCTCGCCACAAACACGAACGGCGTGCATGAGTGCCTTCCAGTCAACTCCTTCATTTGATTCAGCCTGTTTGGCGCGGTGCCCGTAGTTGTCATAAATCTTTTGGAGAGTAGAGAGGGCATATTTCACCGTAACATGCTGGGCTATTTTTCTCCCGCATACTTCAAGGTGAGGGACTTCTCCTATAGCCGCGTTAGGGCCTTTGCACATAGTCAGCTTGATAAAGTTTTCTTTGCTGCCTTCTTTGTTCACGCCGGAGTATTTGTCGGTCGTATGCTCCTTGATGAAGTCTTCCACTTTATCCCAAACCTCAAGCAGCTTGATCTCATAGTTCGGCTCTGCTTTTAGGAACTCAATGGTGCTCTTAACGGCGCTTACTCGCGATCCTTTGATCCCGTACTTTGCTGCTTGGGTTTGGCAATAACCAACGAATGCGCTGACCCCCGAGTGCAGGAGCAAGTGCCGGTGGTTCTGGATATAGTCCCACTCGTCAGAAGATGATTGCCAAAACTTTTCAGGAGTGAAGAGCAAATCGACGGCAGCGGTCT